TGGAGGGATTGACGGATGAAGATGCCGTCCCCGAAATACCCGAAGAACCTGTAACAAAACTTGGCGATGTTTGGATACTTGGAAAGCATCGTTTGATGTGCGGGGATTCAACAAGTGTTGATGCCGTGGAGCAATTGATGGATGGGCAGAAAGCAAACTTACTTCATACCGATCCACCTTACGGTGTAAATTATGAAGGTGTTCCAAACGACCATTTGAAAGACGCGCAATTAGAGCAATTTTTAGTGGATGCTTTAACTTGCGCTTACACCGTTTTGCATCCTGGAAGCAATGTTTACGTTTGGCACGCTGATATAACAGCTTTAGAGTTTATTTCTGCTTTTCGCAAAGCAGGCTTCAAACAAGCAAGACCTTCGACAATTCAATGGGTTAAACCATCTTTAGTAATGTCGCAAGGAGATTATCACTTGCAAAACGAGCCTTGTTTGTTTGGTTGGAAAGAAGGATCAGGCAGGGTGCGTGTCAAAGATCGTAAACAAACAACAATTTGGCATTGTGATCGTTCAAAAGAAACAAAAGTTCATCCAACGATGAAGCCTGTCGAATTATGTCAACGAGCAATTGAAAACAGCAGCGTGCAAAATTGCATCGTGCTTGATTTGTTTGGCGGCAGCGGATCAACATTAATTGCTTGCGAGAAAACAGGTCGCATCAACCGCAGTATGGAACTTGACCCCAAGTATTGTGATGTCATCGTTCAACGGTGGCAGGAATTCACTGGAAAGACAGCTTTTCTTGAAAGCACAAACGAGCCGTTTACTAAGCTAGATAAAGCTGCATGATTTAGTTAATAAAAGACATGGCACAAGCTCCCCATAAACCGACCGACAAGACCCGCGAGCAGGCCAAGCAAGCTGCGGGACTAGGACTGCCCCACGATCAGATAGGGGCGCTCTTGGGCATTTCGCACGTTACCCTGCGCAAGTATTACGAAACAGAACTTGCGCTGGGCAAGGCTACGGCATCGGCACAGATTGCCAAGACCCTTTTCAACAAGGCGCAGTCCGGCGATACCACGGCGCTGATTTGGTGGACGAAGGCGCAAATGCGGTGGGCGGAGACGCAGCGGCACGAAAACACCGGGCCGGAGGGCGGGCCACAAGAGTTGACGATCCGATGGGCCGATCCGAAATAATCCTCCCCTATGCGCCAAGACGGGCTTTCCTCCCCTTCCATGCACGCACGCAGCGGTGGGGCTGTTTAGTTGCCCACAGACGCGCAGGCAAGACGGTAGCGGCTATCAATGACGTAATTCGAGCAGCGGCTACCTGTAAGAGCACTTTTCCGCTGTTTGGCTACATCGCACCATACCGCAGCCAGGCGAAGTCGGTGGTTTGGGACTACCTTAAGACCTTTGCCGCGCCGATCATCCTTGATAGCAATGAGGCCGAACTGACAGTTACCCTGATGAACGGGGCGAAGGTTAGGTTGTTCGGTGCTGACAATGCCGATGCTATGCGTGGTCTTGGCTTTGACGGTATCTACATGGACGAATACGGAGACTTCAAGCCTAGCGTTTGGGGCAATGTTATCCGTCCAGCATTGTCTGACAAGCAGGGGTGGGCGGTGTTTGGTGGTACGCCCAAAGGTAAAAACCAGTTTTGGTCGATTTATGAAAACGCCATTCGATCCCCTCTCGAGTGGTTCCTGCTGCGCCTCCCCGCCTCTTCGTCGGGGCTGCTTCCTCCATCCGAGCTTGCAGCAGCTAGGGCGCAATTGTCCGAGGATCAGTATTTGCAGGAATACGAATGCTCATTTGAAGCTGCAATCCTCGGAGCTTTTTACGGCACAGAATTCAGAGAACTTGAGCAGCAAGGGCGTGTAACAAGTGTGGATGTTGACCCGAGCGTGCCGGTGCATACCGCGTGGGACTTGGGCTATCGTGATGACACGGCAATTTGGTGGTATCAAGTCTTGCGGGGAGAAATCCATGTTATCGACCATTACGCGGTATCGGGCGCAAACATTGAAGAACTCGCGCAGGTTATCGAGAGCAGAGGTTATCGCTATGGTAAGCATTGGCTCCCGCACGACGCGAAAGCCAAAACCCTTGCCAGCGGCGGCAAGTCCATCATTGAGCAGCTTGGGGCGCACTTGGGCATTTCCTCGTTGGCTATCGTCCCTGATTTGTCGATCCAAGACGGCATCCAGGCAGTAAGGAAGATGCTCCCGATTACTTGGTTTGACAACAAATGTTACGAGGGCATTGAGGCATTAAAGCTGTATCAGCGCGAGTATGACGAGGACAAGAAGGCATTCAGACAGACCCCGCGACACGATTGGACTAGCCATCCCGCAGATGCTTTTCGTATGATGGCAATCGCATGGAAGCAAGAGCCGGTAGTCAGAGCGCCGGACAGAGAGAAGCCTCTGATGGTAGGCCCGCAAAACACAGTTACCCTTAACGATATGTGGTCAACTGTTAAACCTAAAGGAGCAAGAATATGAGTGGCGTTTCTTACCCGTACGCGTATGCGTATGAAACCGTAGCAGCATCACAAACCGCGCAGGTACTGGGTGGGGCTGGTGCAAAAGGCGATTATGTCCATCGCTTGATCGTGGTCGCAGCGAACAACACCGCGTCAAACGTCACGCTGATTGATGGATCGACCAGCATCGTCATTACTGGTGCAACGACTCCCGTCGGTACTTACAGCCTCGAATTGAACATGGCAGCGGCTACCGGCCCATGGAAAGTTACGACTGGTAGCGGCGTGACTGTCATTGCTGTGGGCATATTCTCGGCATGATGAACAAACCGGGGCTTTATGCCAACATCTTAGCCAAGCAGGAACGGATTAAGCATGGATCAGGCGAGAAGATGCGTAAGCCTGGCGATCCCGGTGCGCCGACTGCAAAGGCTTTCCGCGAATCTGCTAAGACTGTGAAGCCGGAGAACAAATGAGCGCAGCATGGACGCGTAGCGAAGGTAAAAACCCCGAGGGCGGCTTGAACGCCAAGGGACGGGCTAGCTATCACGCGGAGACTGGCGGCACGCTAAAGCCTCCCGTCAAAGCTGGCGATAACCCGCGTCGCGCGTCTTTTCTTGCTCGCATGGGCAATATGCCTGGCCCAATGGAAAAAAACGGCAAACCTACTCGATTGGCATTGGCTTTGAAAGCGTGGGGTGCTTCCAGTAAGGAAGATGCTCGCGCGAAGGCAAGAGCGATCTCGGAGCGAAATAAATAATGGACGAACCGCAAAGCACAGGCTTGCAGAAGCTGATGCACAATGTCGCAGCTTATGACAACGACTTTAAGAAGTGGGAAGCCCGCGCTCAGAAGATCATCAAGCGTTATCGGGATGATAACCGCAGTCAGAACACCAACGAGACTGCCAAGTTCAACATCCTATGGTCGAACGTTCAGACGCTGATTCCTGCGGTCTATGCGCGTCTCCCGAAGGCTGATGTATCGCGTCGCTTTGGTGACAACGATCAAGTGGGGCGGGTGGCTTCCCTGCTGATTGAGCGGGCGCTGGACTTTGAGATTGAGCATTACCCCGACTTTCGCAGCACGATGAAGCACGCAGTCGAGGATCGTTTCCTCGGCGGGCGCGGCACGTCTTGGGTGCGGTATGAGCCTCATGTGCAGGCTGTCGGTATGCCCGAGGATGGGCTGGAAGTTACAGAGGACATTGACGAGCCGGAGGCGAACAATCAAGCCTTGGCTGGCGAAGAACCGCTAGAGGAAATCGAGTACGAATGCGCCCCCGTCGATTATGTGCATTGGAAGGACTTCGGGCACTCTGTTGCCAGGACATGGGAAGAAGTCACAGCGGTGTGGCGGTGGGTTTACATGACCCGCGAGGCATTGGTAGAGCGATTCGGTGAGGAAGTCGGCAACAAGATTCCTTTCGATGCAGGCCCGGATACCCTCAAGCAATACGGGCAGTCCACCAAGGAACACACCCGCGCAAAGATTTGTGAATACTGGGACAAGGAAACCGGCAAGGTTTACTGGTTCAGCAAGTCGATGCCCAACATCATTGACGAGCGCGATGACCCGCTGGAATTGGAAGGATTCTTCCCTTGCCCGCGTCCGTTGTACGCCACAGTCACAAGCGATACCCTAGTCCCTGTTCCTGACTTTGTGCTGTATCAGGATCAGGCGAACGAGCTGGATATTTTGTCTGACCGCATCGACGGCTTGGTCAAGGCTTTGCGTGTGCGCGGTGTGTACGACGCTTCTCAGCCTGCATTGCAGCGACTGATGACCGAGGGCGAGAACAACGCTCTGTTGCCGGTTGACACTTGGATGGCGTTTGGCGAGAAAGGCGGCTTGAAAGGCGCAATTGACTTCTTGCCTATCGACATGATCGCCGCTACGCTGATTCAATGCTATCAAGCGCGAACGGAAATCAAGAACCAAATTTATGAAATTACAGGTCTGTCGGACATTATCCGAGGATCGTCGTTTGCGTCTGAAACGGCTACCGCGCAACAGATTAAGGGGCAATATGCCTCGATTCGGTTGCGTGCCATGCAGGAGGATGTGGCGCTGTTTGCGACGGGCTTGCTGCGTCTAAAAGCGCAGGTGATCTGCACCAAGTTCACTCCCGCGACTATCTTGCAATATGCTGCTGCGGATCAGTTAGAGCCGGAAGATCAGGAACTAATTGG